CAAACTTAGATGTAGTATCTTCACCCATGACCAAATCCCTATTAACAAGGGTACGAGGCATGTAGTAAACATCTTGACCAAAAATCTTTAGGCCTTCGATAATTAAATCTTCATGTAGCCTTTTTTCGTTTTGGTTGCCGATACCTCGGCCTGCTTGAAAATAGTGATTAACTGCCATTGCACTAACCTATCATCATTGCTGGGTTTAATTCGAATGTACTTCTAATTTCTGTTTCTAATTTTTCAACATCTTGCATAGCTTCCATATAGATTTGTTGTCCATTTAATGTGACACCACCAATCATTTGTACGCCACCAAACTTCGATAAGTTTGCACCCCATTGTTTTTTAAATAGAGCTGTTGTATATCTTTTCAAGTAAATATCATTGAACACATCTGTATATGTCGCTGGGTCTAATTTACGATATGCTTCTATTACAATATATTCACCTACTTGTAAATCGTTTGTCCAGTCCATATCAATATATAATCTATTATCGTGTTGATTAAATCTCATAGGTTTTTCACCTACCAAGATATGGTCTAAGAAATCTAAATGTCTTAAAACTGTATCATAGTTAATAATTGAAGTTGAAGAGAAATCATACAAATCATTCAATCTCATCTGATATCTAACATCGAATAAGTTTAAGTTACCTTTATTTGAAAAGGGAAAAATATTGATAACTGATATAACACTGTCTGGCACAACAATATAACCTTGTCCTTCTTTCCATGTAGATGTAACACTATTCTTTGTTACACTTTCGGATACATCGGATGTAATTCTTGTTTTATCAGTCTGTGTGTACTGATATTTTAGATATGTTCTTCTAATACCATCATAGTGATATTGTTGGAAATACTGTACAGCCTCGTCTATTCTGTCCTCTAATTGGTCGTCATCGACATTAATCTCAATAACTGGTTGACCAAGAGCTCTAAGACAATACTGTTTTAGTGTTTCTCTAGTTGCTGGTTCTGCCATAAGTCTGTTCCCTTTTCCTTATATTTATAAGATTTTTATACTATCTTTGGAAACAGATTGTCGGAACAGAAGAGTTTAATATCTTCTGGAGGAAGACCTAGTTTTTCCATTACTGCTGGTGTATGAGGATTTTGTTGTTGGTGTTCACAGTAATAATTCTGTGCTTTTATCACATCTTCTTTGTTACTATCGCCATTATACTTACCAATTCGCTTTAAATACTGTTGTAAGTTACCTAATGCAATGTCACATATTTCATTCAATTCATCTAATTCTTTTACATTACCAGCTGCAATCATACCACCACTAAAGATAGCCTTTGCCCAATCTGGTAAAGGTCTATCTTTACTAGGTTTAAAAGGTTCTACTTCTTTGATAAACCAGTTAGTCAATTCATGGTTCTTTTGTAGTAAAGGACTAAAATCGTGAAATGCACCCGTTACTTTACTCTTACCTGCAATGATATCAAAACCATATATTGGTCCACCATTTGTCAATTCTGGAAATAAACATACATGCATCATCCATAATTTCTTACTATCTCTAACATCAACTACATCTACATGAGCTCTTCTTACATCTTTATTTTTCCATGTTCTATTTACCCAACCAAATTCTTCATTATTAAACCTTTCCATACCTTCTTCTTTATACTCTTCAGCATGTTCATTCAACATGGTAACCATGTCGTTACTTAATCTAACTAGTCTTTCCCAAATCATTCATTTCTCCAAATAGTTTTGTTGCATATTCAAAACATAGTTTTGCTTCAGGTAGGACTGTGTGCTGATATATGTTTAAGTATGTGTTAATTTTCTCTTTAATAATATCTCCGTACTTCATCTCTTCTGGTGTAAAAAAGTAATACTCATTAAGGCCTGGTGTTTTTCTTCTTATCATCTGACCACCTCTTAAATCACCCATATGTCTAACATAGATATGTGCATATAATGACTGTGCGTCTTCTTTAATTTTTTCTATATGTTTCATATAATCAATTGTACTATCAGTTAATGCTGGCGTTTCATCTAAAGTCCATAAATGGTTATAATCTTTTCTTATTCTATCAGCTCTAGGCAAATTAGGTGTGTCAACAAATAAAGAGTTTTCTCTCGCTCTATCTTCTAATGCACGATAACAATGATATTGATTATAAAGATATGTAGCATATAACCAAGGGTCTATTTTTCCAGACATCAATACACCTACAAACTCTTTTCTTTCAGCGTTCTGGTGTTGTTCTTTTGTTAATTCTTTTATATCAAGCATATTTAATTATTCTATTTTAATATTTAAAACAATGGTTATTCTATGGTCATCACAATTATTATGATATGGTATAGAATGTTCTACAATTGCTGGCGTTAATACAAAATCATTTTCATCTGTATTAATACTATAATTATCACACATCCAAGAATTTTCTACTGCTGATGTATCTAATTTTTCAACTAAAGTAGGTATCAATTTAATGTTATAATTTGAATGTTTTTGTGTGTTAACAAAATTAGTAGGAAAATGTTGTTTATTATTAAACCGTAAATAATGTATAGCAGTAAAATCACAATCTAAGTGTACATGTTCACGCATATAACTTGAATTTTTAAGACATGTATAATTATCAATCTTATATGTAAAGTTTACTTTTTCTTTAAAATATAATTGATTTAATGAATTTGCAACCGCTTTGTTGTATAGTGGTATCAAATCTGAGTAATCAATTTTTTTAAATTTACTATTATTTTCATTATTAAAACTATAACTATGATGCAAATTACTTGATGGTCGGCCGTGTTGTTTTTGGTCGGAGTCCCATTCATTTCTATTGTTATCTAAATCAAAATTGTGTAATATGTCGGCAACCATTTTATTTTTATCATATAAACTTTCATCTATAGATTGTTTAATTATTGGAAACCCAAATAAAAATTGTTTTAACATGTTATTTTCCAAAATGTATATGCCTTTCAGCTAAGTCACGAGGTCCTATAGTACCTACTGGTTGAATATTACAAGCTAAACTATATCTATCTCTTTTAGATAAATTGGGTAATACTTTATGATGTAAATGAGAAGGAAATATTATTAAATCTCCGGTGTTAGGTTCAAAATTAACAACACCTGCATTATAATTATTTTCTGTTTCGTAATCAAATTCAAAGCCAGGTATCACAACAGGATTTAGATGAGGATTTCTTTCAAACTGTATTCCTCCACAATTTTCTATTCTATTAAAATAATAAACAGCACTTAGAAAACTATTAGAGTGATAGTGATACCTTGAAACAAATTCTCCAGGTTCTAGTTTTACTCCCCATGAACTACTTATTTTAAATTTTGTTTCTCTACTAATTTGATAGTGTTCATAAGCAAATTTATGTACATGATTAAGAATTAAATTTTTTAAAGTATTTAATTCATCTTTTGTATTATGTTCTTCATATTCAAACAAATTCCTAGAAACTGTAATACTACAATCATCACTACCCATTCTTTGCCAATCATTATGAATTACTCTATGTTCCCATACATCATTTTTAGGAATATTTGTTTGATAGAGTGTTACAGGAAATATATCAAATGTATTAAAATCTGACATTATTTTTTACCTTTAATAAGATTTGATACAGTTTCTAAATCTTCTTGCACTTCCCAATTTGAGCCAGAGTAACCACTATAGATAACGGTTCTACCCGTACCTGGATTACCAAAGATAGTTGTTATATGAGATTTGTTTATACAAATAGGGTCATTCCAATATTCATCTGAAGCATTTTTAAATGTAACAAAGTTATCAAAACTTTCTGGCAAGTTAGGTGTAAAATTGGTATATGCAGGATTTTTACTAGGTACTCTTTCTTTCTTGTTTTTTTCTTTTATCATCTCTTCATTAAATCTATCACCATTAGGGTCTAAATTTTTTGTATCAAAGTCTTTCATTTCTTTTTCATATTCTTCAGTAATTTCATTAAATACTGGCACTTTTATTGTTGTCATTTTATTCTCCTATTACTTTATTAATCATATTCAAACCTTATATTACCAGATAAAGATATTCTTGTTACATCTGAACTAAATGGTATTACAAAGTGTTGTAGTTTTGCAGGAAATATAAAAAAATCTCCCTTTTCAGGTAAAAAACTTTGACGGCAACCGTAATTAGGTACACCATCACCATATATAAAATTCAAAGAACCAGCTCCTGAAGATGTAGTTACATTTAAGTTATTTTCTTCTTTAATTTCTGAAGGCACATCTAAAAACATAACAAATGATAAATCAGCATCGTGTTCATGTGGTGGATTATAATCTTTTGCTTTCATATAATTTATCCATAAACCCTCTATACTATATCTTTTTACACTTTCTGGATTTTGTTTTACATTAGCTGGATTTTCAACTCTATTTGCGTTTGGTTTATACCATTTTTCTTTAAAGAATAGGCCGTATGAATGAAACAGATTATTTGATTGATTTGCAAACCAAATTTTATCTTCTCTTGTAAATGATAATTCTTTTTTAATGTCGGCAGCTAATGTATGTCTAGCATCATTTTCTTCAATGGTCAGTTTAGATGCTCTGTCTAACATTCCATCACAGAAATAATTAGATACTTTATACTTCATTAAAAGTGGTCCCCAAAAATAATAATTATAATTTGGGTCAGTATCTTTTTCAGGTCTATATTCTGTTTCGGGAATTTCTGTTTGTTGATTTGTATAAGGTTTTATATTCATTTTTTTCTCACTATCTCATAGTTTTAGTATTAGATGGCATTCCTAGAAAAGGTCTACTATCAAAATTATATTCTTTTGCATACTTACCATATTTATCCACATAATGGAGAAAGGTTTGAGCATGATACTTTCCTTCAAAAGTATGTCTATAATGATTTAATTGACTACCTCTATACATGATTAAATCGCCTGGTTCAGTTTCTAAAGGTGTGTCACCTACATACATAGGCCAAGAATAATGGCTATCATAACCAATACAAAGTGTGCCTGAAATCTCACAACTTTCTCTATCTGTGTGGTCTTTTAATTTACTACCGTTTTGATATAATCTCCAATATGAATAAGCAGGCAATAAATTAAGGCCTGTAATCAATTCTATTTTAGGTAAACTTCTTGATAATAAAGTTTCCATAATAGTATCCGAATACATTGAAAAATCACCGAGTGATTGTGGGTCTTTAAAAGTACCGTGTGTCATTTCATTATAAACTGAATTTTTAGAATTTATTAGTTTTAATGTTGTGAGAGCCCTCATTTTACAATAGTCATAAGTAAAATCACAAAACTCTTTAGATAAGAATTTTTTAACTAAAACATATCCTTTATCTTTAAAATCATTTTCACTGTAAATCATCTAAATGGCCTTCCTAACACCCACATAACTAATGAATATCTTGTTCCTTTTGTTACAGGTGTTACTTGGTGTCTAGTAAAAGATGGAAAGAAAACTATAGAACCTTGTTCCTTAAATTCTTTGATATGATTAAATCTTTCTTTGTCAGAATGTGGACCAAAGTCTATTATTAAATCTCCGCCCTCATAATCTCTAGGGTCGGATAAATTTAAAGTCATACTTATTTTTCTAACTTTTCCCCAATGATTTTGTGTAGTTGTTGTATTTTCATTAGCTACACTAAGATTGCAAGAACCTCCGTCGGAATGCCAATTATAATACCCACCAGGTTTATATACAGTAAATTGTATATCTTCAGCTAAATCATAATCAAACTTCCAACCAGACTTTTCATTAGCAGTTTCTAATAAAGGGCTTAACATATCATAGAGATATTGGTCTTTTAACCAAGTCACATCACTATCTCTATATTTTAAAGTTTTTTTATCGTAATTAGGATTTTCTTTAGACAAGTCTTCAAAAGTTTTATTAGCAAAAGTGGTACTTCCACCCTTTCTTAAAACTTGTTCATCATTTATAAAACCACTAGTGTCTAAACCTTTCGATTTCATTGCACTAATTTTCTTTAAACCATGTGCTATAATTTCATCACATGTACTTTTTGGTATTTCCTTATTAAAATAATAATATATATTTTTTAAATCCATTTTCAAATAACTCCACAACTTTTAAGTATAATTAAACCATCCTGTAACAATTAATTTTTCTTTAGTATTACTTATCTGTCCTCTATGAGTATGTGTCCAATGTGCTGGCCAAATAACAGTCAATCCTTTTTGAGCAGGAGTTGTTAAATTTTGATGCAAAAATTCTGTGCCACCATCATCTACATCATTCAAATAAGTCATAAAAACTAAAACTCTTCTCATAACTTTAGTAGATGTAACTTCACAATGCCATTTTTTAAATCCACCACCTTTTGGATAACCTTGCATGTTATAAGCTTCTGTAATATGATAATGTTGATTTAATTCTACTCGAGGATATTTTTTTCTATATTCATCAAGGCATTTTTGTAAGTATATTCGATAAGAATAAAATGGTTCTTCAAAATTTTTAGGAGAAACGCCTAAATCCCAACTTACTTTTGTTTGGTTGTCTTCTTCGTGTTTATCACCTAGAAGGACATTACCTCTTTTACAATAATGATGATTATTGTTATAGAAATCTATTAACTTGTCGGAAACATGGTCGGGAATAAACCAACCTCCTATAAAGGTTGATTGGTCTAATTTATATTCTTCTAAAGTTTCATTTATATCCATAATTTAATCACTTTCTTAATCTAACACACTTAGATGTGTGTATCTAAAACTTAGAATTTTTATAATTCAAATCTAACAACAACAATTCCATCACCGCCATTACCGCCATTGGTACCTGGACCAGTGCCGCCACCGCCGCCGCCACCTAAATTATCTGTAGCACTCTCACCACTTCCAGATGAACCTGGATTTCCTCGGCCTCCTCCGCCAGAACCAGCAGCGCCTCTTGTAGTGTTTGTATTCATACCACCACCGCCGCCACCTGCGTAAGTAACATTTGAGCCTGTTCTAAAATTATTTGATGCGCCATTTCCGCCGGCACCACCACCTCTTGGTCCAGTATTAATAGTTTCTCCACTGTTAGATGCGCCACCGCCACCAGCGCCTATATCACCAACTCCACTATTGCAAGCGCCTCCTGGATTACCCTCACTTGGTGAATAACCACCTGAATTTCCTGAACCACCACTTGTATTTGGTAGGCCACTATCAATACCTCCGCCGCCGCCACCGGAACCACCTGGACGGCCGCTTGCGTCTTGTTGTCCGCCGCCGCCACCTCCAGATGAAACTAAAAGTGTACCAAATGATGATGAACCACCGTCTCCGCCTGTTCCACCAACACCATTACCACCTGTACCAACTGTCACTGCATGTGTAGCTGCTGGAATAGTTACGCCTGTTGCTGTTCTAAATCCACCGGCACCACCGCCGCCACCAGTTTCAGCAGTACCTTGTGAGCCACCAGCTCCTCCACCACCAACAACTAGGATATCTGCACTTGAGATAGCAGCCCCCGTAACAAAGTTTGACGATGAAGTAAATGAGTGTACTGTATAATTACTAACTGAAGTAATACTACCTCCAGTTGGAAGAGGATTTACTGTAATACTAAAGTTTCTTGATGTTCTTGTAGAGGCAGTATCGTATGCCTCAACTGTAAAATTTGAAGTTGTTGATGAACCAACATCGGTTGGGTCACCTGATATAACACCAGTTTCACTATCTAAAGATAACCCAGCTGGCAATGAACCCGAACTAATATAATAATCTATATCTCCTCCCTCGGGGTCTGTTGCAACTAGAGTATAATGATTGCCTGTAGCATTATGAAACATTGCACCTAATGAACCAGCAGCTGTAGACCACACAGGACTTTCATTAAAACTAAATCCTTGTGCTAGTGTATTTGCCAGACCTGAAGAGTTTGTAACTTTTACATCATAGGGGTCATTTATTGTACCTAAACTTGAAACTGAAAATACAACAGTAATAGAAGTATCACTGTTTCTAGTTGTTGAACTTGGTGAAATTTCTGAACCGCTGGCATTAAAGATACCCACAGAAGCGTTAGTAGAAAAATTACTTCCTAAAATATTAAAAGTCACTTCAGTATCAGTATCTTGAATTTGTGGAGAAGATGGATTAACAGAACTTACTGAAGGTGGTGCATCAATAGCAATCCATGTAGTGCCATTGTAATACTCCATTAATCCTAAAGTATTATTGTACCTTAATCTACCTTTTTCATCTACTCTATTACCTGTAGTTGCATCAACATCACTAACAGTTATACCTGTCGTGCCTGTATGCACTCTATTTTTTCCAGTAAAATCTCTTAAATCTGCCATTTTATTCCTCTAAACTATTTATACACATTATAGGTTCTCAATTAATTTCCAACCATGTGTTGCACCACTATAAACTAAACCGATAGCTGCACCCTCAGTAGAAATAACTAAATCTTCTGTAGTATTCTGAATAACATTACCATTTCTAGCAACTGTTAAATTATTTGTATCAAATGTATTTGCTAAGTCAAGTAGTCTAACTTGGTCGCCTGTCTGAGGATTAGCAGGTAATGTTACTGTTTGAGCAGATGCTGTTGTATTAATAAAGTATCTGTCATTTGAAGCAACTGTTAATGCCGTAGAACCGTCAGCAGTAAATGTTTGCCAAGGATTACCACCACCTAAACCTGTCCATTGTGTTCCGTTATATCCTTCCCATGTAATTAGAGAAGAGTTATATCTAACACCACCAGTTTTTAATGCACTGCCTGTTGGTCTTTCAGCAGTTGTACCTGTTGGTGGAACAAGATGTCCTGTTCCCATTTGGTCTCTTTGAGTGTAACCTACAATAGCTCTTTCTGTTGGAACTGCCGAGTTACTATCATTTGATAATGTTTCGTCTGTACTAAATTCGTTAATTGTTGCACCTAACTCAGCACCAATAGAACCAAGTTGTAACTGTGATAGACCTGAAAGGTCAAATGCGTCTGCGTTTAGTGTTGCAACACCTGTTGACTGTTCAATCCTGAATAAATCACCAACTCTAAAGTCACCTTTTTGGTCAGTAGATGAGAAGTAAACACGGCCACCGGCTGTTTCTGTAACTTCTCTTTCTTGGTTTGCTGGTTGAGTTTCATTACCAGGATAATTAGATGTTGTAAAGTCACCAGTACCAATGTTTAGGAAGTCATGTCCAGTTAAACGAACATTTGAAAAACCTGTTGTGACAGTACCAGCTTCGTTATCTGCGATTGCTCTGGCAGTTGTTACACTTTCTGTTAATCTGATAAGTGCTGTTTCAGCACTTGTATTTGTTTCTGAAACTGCTGAAATTCTGTAATACTTAGAAGTGTCGCCAGCAAATAAAACATTTGAACCTACCGAAATAGCAGTTGCTGAAGATAATGCTGAACCATCAACTCTAATCAAAGGTCCTTCTTGACCAGTTTGAGCAGCTGAACTATCACCAAAACTATCTGATAGTGTTAATTGATAAGTTGAACTATCATCTTTTGTTACTGTACAAACTTCACCTTGTGTAAAGTTACCACTTCTACTTTCGATATGTAAATGGTCTAGTGATATGTTAACTCTTGAAATTGTAGCAGTAGCGCCTGAAGTAACACCCACAATAGCCGCAGCCGTTGGTGTTCCTGAAGTTGAAACTGTATCTGCAACATCACTTTCTGTAGCTGCACCGATAAATCCGGCAGTTGCATATTTTAACATTTCACCACGAGCTGCAACTGTAACTGGTGTTTCTGAAGCTAATGTTCCGTCTGCAACAGCACCATATTCACCATAACCAGATGAACAGTTTAGTCCTCTAATAAATCCACCTGATTGAGCGTAGAATGATTTGTCGTTGTAGTAAGTAAAGACTGAAACCATCTCACCACGGCCGCCACCTAATGCATGAACACCAATACCATCTGAGTTAATTTGCGTATAGTCATTACATAAAATAGATTTATTACCTGCACCATGTAAAAGTCCGTCAATTTGAACACCTGTTGCGTTTGCATTAACAGATGAACAGTTTTGAACATAAGGCGAGGCAGTTGTAATTGTACCACTAGGGTCTAAAGAAACTACGGCAGCTTTACCTGTTGCACCAGCACCTGGCGTTCCTGTTAAACCTTTCATTGACATTTGAACAATGTTAGTTTGGTTGTTACATAAGAACATATTAGAAGCGTCATTGTTTTCTAATGAAGCAACTGTTAATACTAAATTTCCGCCGCTGGATCCTCCTATGTCTCCTTCTTCAATAGTAAGTGTATCATTAACAACAAATCCTGCACCGCCGTGATAGATTGTAACTGCTGAAACAGCCCCACTTGCAACTGTAATATTAGCAACGAATGTAGAAGCTGTTGCTGTCGATGATGATGTAGCAGAAGCATGAACATAGTTGTATGTTCCGTCTGTATGTCCTGAAACATTGGTTGTAATTGTAACTGTTTTAACTTGATGACCTGTGCCTGTGTTAGGTCGAATTTCTGTTCCTCTTAAACTTTCACCTTGTACTGTAACACCAGCAGGAACTCTAATCGGTAAAGTTTCTCTATATACACCGTTCTTAACATAAACAACATCACCAATTGAAGCAGAAACTACTGT